AGCAAAGAAGCAAAAATACCGATGTAAATCAACTTTTTCTTCATGATTTTTCTATATTTTATCTAAAAATCTATACGAACCGAATTATACGCTGATTATTAGATGATTATATAACAGCCTTCTTTTTTGTGCAGTTTCCTTGCAGTTTTTGAACGATTTCCGCATTGAATCCTGTTGAATAGAAACTGCCTTCTCCGAGAAGAAGCCAGAAGGGGTTGACCTTGTAATCTCTGACGAGATAGGCGAGGAGTGCTGGCCGGAACTGACCGCATGCTTCCGGGTTACTCTTCATTGTAACCAAGTTCGGGCGGTTCACGTTGTATCTGGTCGTGAAGGTCTTCAATCCTCTTATTACCTTATCCGCAGCAAGATGGTCTATCGCTGCAAAGAACCTATTGACTATTGTTACGGTCAATTCGTTTTTCTCTACTTCCATAATCTTTCTGTTTTTGGTAGGCACTACGGAAGGCTTGTTCCATGCGTGCCCGGTGATTATTCAATCTACTCTCCCAGTCTTGTAGCGTGCCCAGGGAAGGGCGGTGCTTCATGAGCTCAGCAATTTCTCCTTCTGTCAAGGCTGGAAGATATCTCTCGTATTTGAGAAGGTTATTTAAAGTATCCATCATCGCCAAGGCTTTTTTGCTTTTGCGTCTTTACGCCTAACCTTCTCAAATCTTGCTTAACAAATTTTTTCGTTATTGTCGAATACTTAGGGAGATATTCTCCTTTATTCCATACGATGAACTTTTTGAAAAAGAGGTCGTCTGCTTTCTGTATTCTGTTTTTGTCTCTAGTGTAATCGAGAGAGACGGTAACACCTTCTTCCAGTTCCGTATTAGCTAAGTATTCTAGCGTTTTAACGAGGTTGTTTTTCCCTACGAACCAAAGATTTACAGTTGGCTGTAGAGGGTCGCTGAAATCAGTGCAAGGATAGCAGTATATCGTATCTTTGCCAGCAACCGACCAAGTTATCTGTGTATTCTTGATTCTATTTGTCTTACTAACAACCGTTTGCGCATGCACGCCAATGCACATGAGCGCAAGCGCAAATACTATTATTATCTTCTTCATCATACCAATATTATTATGTTACTTACTAACGAGGGCGAGCAGAGCATCAATCTGTTTCTGCTGCGCTTCTATCTGTTTCTGCTGAAACTGGTTCTGTTGGCGTAAGACTTCATTCTCCCGGATCAATGCTTCTCCGTCAGCCGTGATGGTCTGCCTAACGTTGGAACTATTCGAGCCGTTGATATTTGAGCCTGCAACAGCAGCTTCGATACTTGCCGGAAGTGGAGAGCAAGCATCTACGATAGATTTCACTCTCTGAATAAAATCCGCTTTAAGGGTCTTCCTTGATAACCTTGCTTGTATATTCTGAGGGGTCGTGCCCATCTGCTTGGCGATATCGGTCATTGTCAGACCCGATTTCTTTATGTATGCCTTTAAATCTTCTCCTGTCATAATTGTAAATGTATTTAAAATTAGTTTAAACAGAATTAAAATACAATTGAAAAACAACCATATTTCAAATTTTCTTCTTATCTTTGCAAACGAATTACAAACAGAGTTGCAAAACTCATTTGCAAAGATAAATAAAATAATTGAAAATACAAACAAAATGGGAGAAAATTTCAACTACGATTTTCGCACCCCGCTGCAGAAGCAGCAGGACGAAAGAAGAAAGAACATCTTGGCGATGTTCGAAGACTTCCGAAAGAAGGCAGCTTCGGATGTATCGGACAGCCGGATCATGGCGGTGATTGCACAGCATGTAGGTTGCACTCCGCAGAACATCAGAGCAATACTCGTCAAGGCTGGCGTTATCGTATCAAAGCGCAAGAAGGTTGCTCATTAATTATTCATCTTTAATCATTCAGCACATGAAAAAGTTTATTAAGCTGGTAACGAATGACAGTTTCATTGCTACCATGTATGTATTAATGTTAGTCGGACTTTTATATATGAAAGGGTAAGTCTATGAGTACAACAGAACCGAATGTATCAGACAAAGGGCGATACACCATGACAGAGACATGCAAGGCTCTGGGTGTTCATCGCAACACGTTGAGACGCTGGCTCGAAGCTGGCAAAATAAAGTACAAGTTCAGACGCATCGACAATCGGAAGGTTATTGAGGGTGCCGAAATCAAGAGAGCGTGGAGGGTTGCCCTATGAGTAAGTTATCAATCAATATGCGCAGGATGATTGTGAAGTACACAGACATCTGCTGGCTTATCACTAGCTGGAAGGCGAACCGCAAGACCCGAAAGCGTTGCGAACTAAACAACAAGTGCTACATCGAGGCAGAGCGAAGAATCCAGTACAGAGAGTTTAAGGGCAACCTTTACGTGGCACTCGATAATATACCGCTCATACATCTGAACGGAATAAATAACGACATATTGAAACAGTGCCGTGAGACATTCCAAAGTTACATATTCAATCAGCGAGGAGGAAACGAATGAAAATTATCGAACAATGCAAGAAGGCAATGTATGACGCCATCTGGCTGGAGATTGACCGGAATCCGAAACGTCCGGAATCTGCAAGGGTAGACATCAAGACGAAGGCTGGTGATATCTGCGTGTGGTGCCATCCGGACTGCAACGTGGCAGTTGTCACTCATAGCATCGGCAACAATGACAGCGTGAGGTTGGAAGAAGCCATCGAGGAGTGTGTCGACTATCAGGACGTATACAATGATTACATCAAGGAGTGTCCTTCATCTGTCGAAGAAGATTTGGCAGATAGATATAATGAACAGAGACTTGACCGGCTCATGGCAGAGTTGGCCGGGGAATAAATAATAATAACTTAACATAAAGAAATTATGGAAAATGAAATTATCAATGTAAGTGGCAGTGAAATGCTGGAAGCTATCAACCGCAGCGAAATCGATGTTCAGATTGCAACGGCTCAGAGATACCCGCGCGACATTGAACAGTGTAAGGCAAATATGATTGCGCTTGCGTCAATCGATGAAGACGTAGCGTACAATTGCTTCTATCATCTTGAGAGAACAGACAAGAATGGAGAGAAAGCAATCATTGAAGGACCGAGTGTCCGATTTACTGAGATTATCTCAGCATGCTGGAAGAACTTGCGTATCGCTGGCCGCATCATTGGCAACGATGGCAAGACTATTACAGCGCAGGGTGTCTGTCACGATCTGGAATCAAACGTTGCCTATTCGGTAGAGGTTAAGCGCAACATAACCAATAAGTACGGCAAGACATTTTCACAGGACATGCAGGTGGTGGTTGGCAATGCTGCCGTATCAATTGCCCTTCGTAATGCTATCTGCAAGGTGATTCCGCAAGTGCTCATCAAGAACGTTGTCAAGTGCGTGCAGAACAAGGCACTTGAACACATCAACAAGGTTGGCGTGAAGGAGAGCTGGAGACAATGGCTTGCGTTCATGCAGAAGACCTACAATCTGGCAGAGAGTGACATTCTTGCTTATATCGGCAGAACATCATCTGATGATGTGACCGCAGAGGACGTACAGAAGATTGCCGGTGCTTACAATGCAATCGCTGAAGGTACGACAACCGTTGAAGAAACCTTCCATAAACCGAAGGAGCAGAAACAGATTGCCCAACAGGCGCAGGCTGCAGCCGATGATGCTAAGAACAAGGCACAGCAGGCAATGCAGCGTAGCCAGGGAAGCAAGGGCGCAGCAGCAAAGAAGTAGTTTTCATTTTATAAAGTTATAACGTTGCCCGAATTGCCACTGGGTAACCTATGGAGTGGGCTTCCATCATAACGTTAGGGAGGGAACCAGTGGCAACTTTTAATCATTCAGTAATATGACAGTAAAACAATTAAGAGAAGCGATGAAAGGTCTCAAAGGAGACGTTTATGTAGAGGTTGTTATGCCAGCAGACAAGGCTGGCTCAACGTGGCACATGGCACCGGAATCCGCATCCAAGAAGGGTGACAGATTCCAGCTCAGAATCAACAATCCAATGTAGAACTTTAAACGCATAAAAATTATGGCAGAAAAAGAAAACAATCAGAGACGCGAGAGTACTATAAACAAGCACTTCAGCAAAACCGCAGACGCCTACAGGGCATGGGCAGAGGAAGATGAGGAAGAAAGAAACTATCTGCAGATTGCAGCTGAGACAACTGGAGACGCAGACGAGAACGGAAACCAAGGTTTCGATTTTCATATTGCTTACCATGGGAAAACCAGTTTCCTTGCTAGCGGAATTGCTCAAACAATGGAAAAGGACAAATTCCTTCGCTCGGTCGTTATTAAGGCAGCGAAGATGTATTTAATAGAAAACGATAAAAATAAAGAACAATGAAACAGGTAATAAAATATAAGAACAGAGAAGAGTGGTTGCAGAATCGCTCAAAGGGAATAGGTGCAAGTGAAGCCGGAACGGTTGTTGGTCTGAATCCATGGGAAACCCCATATCAGTTGTGGAGACGTAAGAAGGGATTGGATGGTCCGAAGGCTGAAAACTTCGCAATGATGGCCGGGCACATTCTTGAAGATGCCGTTGCCCAGTTCTATCAGAGGGAGAGTGGCTGCCAGATCATCAAGGCATCGACCGATGATTTTACCATCCTCGACCCGGAAAATCCAATACTTCGTGTATCTCCAGACCGTACCTTCTGGCGCAGTGGAGCTAAGCACAATGAAGCGGAAAAGTCTATCCTCGAATGCAAGACTACTCAGATGCAGATTGATGCCGATGACCTTCCGAAACATTGGTTCTGTCAGTTACAGATGAATCTCGGAGTTGGCGAGTACAAAGATGGAGCGCTGGCGTGGCTGACTGCCGGGCGAGAATTCGGGTACAGAGATATCGATTTCGATGCAGAGTTCTTCTGCTGGCTGAAAGGAGAAATCAACACCTTCTGGACTGACTACATCATCGGGGATAAAGAACCGCCAGCCTATAGTGCGGAAGATGTTCTCTTGAAATCTCCTCTCCATGTAGCTGGTAAGGAAGTGACCGCAACGAAGGAGATACTCGAACAGATTGCCCGGCTTAAGGAACTTAAGGAACAAAATAAGAAACTGGAGACCGAGCAGGATGAGATTGAGACGAACTTGAAGTTGTTCTTCGGGGATGCTGAGAGTATCATTTCGGACAACGGAAAGACGCTGGCAACATGGAAGGCACCGAAGGCATCAGAGAAGTTCGATGCGAAGGCATTCCAGGCAGATCATCCTAAAGCGTGCGCAAAGTACATCAAGACGGTGCAAGGCGCAAGAAGGTTGCTAATTAAGTAAATCTCCTGCTTATGCAGCATTCAATATCAACAACAGACATCAAAGCAATCGTAGGCTATCTCGAAGCCTACATTGCTAAGATGAGTAGCGAGCCACGACTGACAACAAGGGAAATCAACAAGGTCAGACGAGCAACATTGCTCCTCAATAAACTGAAAAAGAAATTATCATCATGAACGATTCATTCATTCTATATACATCATATTACGCCATCATTGAAGGCTTGTCAGATGCGCAACTCGGTCAATTGACAAGAGCGATATTCATCTATGCGCGAGACGGTAAAATCATCGAGCTCGAACCTGTTGTTAGAATGGCTTTTTCCTTCATCCGGGATAACATCGACAGGAATGCCGATAAATACCAGAAGAAGTGCGAGAAGATGCGTGAAAACATCAAGAAGCGATGGGAGAAGAAACAGGCTGACAATGTGGAAAACATACAGAAGAATACGAATGTAGAAAGCGATACAGACGTATACAAAAGTATACAGAAGGATACAGACGTATACAAAAGTAGCTTATATGATAATGAGAATGAATATGATAATGTAAATGAGAATGATAATGAAGGTGATAATGATGCTACTAACGTAGCAATAAATAATAAACCTTCTAAAGAAGGTATTCAGAGTGCATCGGTCAAGACCGAAGCACCCGGTGGCGGCAAGGGTTCGAAATCTCAAAGAATAAACTATGCAGCCGTCAAGGAATACTGGAACCGCAAGCATGATGAGACGAGGAGCGCAATGCCGCCTATTACGCTCATGACCGAGAACCGCAAGGTGATGGTTAAAGCAAGGTTCCGTCAATGCAATGGAGATATGAACACCCTGTTCAAGGCGATTGACATTGCGATGGCGAGTGACTTCATGAACGGCAACAATAAGCATGGGTGGCTCGGCAAGTTCGATTGGATATTCGGTAATGAGCAGAACTTCGCGAAGGTGCTGGAAGGAAACTTCAACAACGAGCCTGCAAGCCAGCAGCCGGGCAACGGTAATGTTGCTGCCGCTCCTTCATCAGATGGCCGTGAGAGCATCGGGGAGCGATGGAAGAAAGAATCCTTGCAGGCTCCTGTTGCTGAGAATAAGGATGCGAAATTCCTTTGCGTCATTAATCAGGTGCTTGCGGATCTGAAAAAGAATCCGAATAACATTCCGGCTAGACAGTCAATGATGAGATACTACGAGAAGGGAATTCTACAGCATCTTGGCATCGACTGGAAGCCTTGAAAGAATCACGAATGAGGGCGAATATTTCGCGCGTACGGGGTGTTCGTTCCTCAATCGGTAAATTGTACAACAGATAAATAATAAACACTTAAAACGAAAGAATTATGGCAAGATATGCACTTAGAAACCAACAGAAGATAAAGGAAGTATACGGAACTTCGGTGTTAGAGAGAATGAAAGTATCGTTGGACGCTTATTTCAAGGCTGACGACATCAAGCCGGAGGAATGGGAAACGAACGAACCATACCCGATAATCTCAATTGACGACAAGGGGCACTCGCTCGGGCTTATCTGCTTTTACGTGACGAGTGTTGTCTATGACGTGTATCACCTAGCGTTCAAGGAGTTCGTTAACTGAAAGTAAAACTAAAATTTAAATAAACAAAAGAATTATGGCAGAATACAATAATCGGAGCATTGACATCGACCTTGAGGAAATGTTCAACAATTTATCGGATAAAGACCAAGAGGAATTTTTGGACGACATGTTCAGGAACCTACCGGGCGAAGAAGAAAGAGCGGATGTGGTAAAGGATAATATGTGGTATCTCGAAGACGATACTGCTGCCGACATCATTACCGACACCTTCGAGAGAATGAGCAGTTCAGACCAAAAAGAGATTGCCGAGCGCATCGCAGACGCACTGACATCTGAGCAGCGTGAGGCACTTGCCGAGTACATCAAGGAGGGATAGATATGGAAAAAGAAGTAATTGTAATTAATGAACCGTATGAAATAGCCAAGGATTTTGTGGCGGGCACATTGCTTAACGTTAACGGTAGATTATTGAAAGTAGTGTCGGATGATGATGTACCTGCACAGCAGAATACTTGCGATATATGTGCTCTTGATACTAAAGGGTTGACAGAATTTTGCCCTTGTGCAAGATGTAGCGATATTCACTTTAAAGAGATTAAAGACCATGAATGAGTTATTTTTCTACGAATGCCGTGCTGCTGGTCTTGTCTTCAAGACTTCGGAAGACTGGTTTAAATGGTTGACCGATAACGGCTATGACATTAAGAAGTCTGTCGCAGAGCATAAAGGCTTCCGGTTCAATATCAAGGATGAGTGCATCAATCCTCACGTAATTGAATATTCCATCGAGGATGCAGACAACTGGGGATGGAAGGTAATGACCGCCAACACCCAGTTCGGCTGGATATGGGGCTACAGCATACGGAAGGGAAATTCCGGGTATGACAGCCCTGTTGCCTATCCGAGACGATATGATGAGCTTTGCATCTTCTACGGCAAGGAAGATGAAGCAGTTCAAGATGCTCTGACCTGCATCATCGGAGACCTTGCAAAGAAGGCTGGAACGAAGTATATCAACCTTCTTGTCTGGGCGGCTAAGAAGAAGCGGGCAGACATCATCCATCCGCAACAGGAACTTTTTAAATAGTTATCATAAACCGTATTGGCTATGAACAGAGTTGATATAAAACTGGTCCGTGAGTGTGGTCTTCATCATCTGTCAGTTGGCAACAGAGACATCTGGCTGGCAGATGATGAGGTAAAGGCTCTAGAATGTATCCTCAAAGATTACAATGCGGACACGAACAATTTTAAACGCAGATAAATGAAAAAGATAGAAATCATCACGGATGCCCATCGCCATCACGTATACATCGGCAACACCGACTTCTGGCTTAATACCCAGGAACTGTTGGAACTTTATTTTAAACTCGGACGAGTGAAGTTATAACAATAAAAACATTCAGACAATGGAACAGAAAGATATTGATATTTACGAGATACTCAAAGATGAAGAGTACGGTACAGAGTTGTACACGCCAAAATGCGGAAGGGTGTGGCACAGTGGAATGGCAAACGACAAGGACAGTACGAAAGCAATCTGGACTGAGGACGAAGCCGGAAGAGAACACTTTTTCGACAAGAACGGAAAAATCTATAAAGAAGGAGAAGTTCTGCTCTTCCCTTCGAAAGAAATGAGAGACTGGAGCAAGTTCTTCAAGAAGGGAGACGTGCTTATTTGTTACGAAGGAAAGAAGCCGTACTATACAATCTTTGATGGTTTTGAGAACAACACTTACCGAGCTTTTAAGGGAAAATTTGCGCATGATTGTTGTGAAGACAAATGGTATCAGAATGAAGGTAATCTTTCTACAAATACCTTCCATAAATTGAACCGTGCAGATTCTGAAATTTATGTAACAAAAATCGAAGAGCGTTTTGGTGGCAAGTTGAACCGTGAAACTCTGGAGATTGAGAAGCCAGAGTTCAAGGATGGAGATATAGTGTTTATGAAAGGAATTAAAGGTGGATATTTTGCAAATTGTATTTTCATCTTAAGAAGTGAATATAAAGATGGAGACGAAAGAGCTTTTTACTATGCTTTCTATAATGCTGACGATAAATTTACTATAGCTGAATATGGTTATACAAGAGTTCATTATAGTCTCCGCCCAGCAACTGACTCTGAGAAGCAGCAACTCTTTGATGCTTTAGCAAAGAAGAACAAACGCTGGGATAGTGAGAAGAAACAGATTGTGGACTTGAAGCCAGCGTTCGAAATTGGCAAACTCTACGTTTTCAGAGAGGAAGACGAGGACGGAGAGCTGGCAATCATAGGCGAACTTATCGCCAAGAACGAAAGCGAAGATACGCTAACATTCGGCAACCAGTATGAGATTGAGACCGAGAAGTTCGTGACCGACCAAGCCTTCGACCTGCGTATAAGCGTTAACAAGGAACTTCGAGAAGCGACAGAGAACGAAGTCGAACTGTTCAACAAGCATTATGCCATCTGGAAGAAAGAGAAGGAAGAGAGGGAGCATCCAGCCTTCAAGGTCTTCGACAAGGTGCTGGTAAGGAACGGAAAGAGATTCAAGTGGCAGCCAGCCTTCTTCGTTCGTGACCGTGGAGAGGAAGCAATTTACAGATATAAAGTCTTGCTTATCGAAAAAGGAAAAGTGGGAGACTTCACCAGCTGCATCCAATTCGAGGGACACGAGAACATCGCCTTCACTGACTACGATATTGAGAACCTGCCATTCTAGGACGTATGGCGAGTGAATTATGCAAGGCTTGCGATGCCGGGCGAAACTGCATAAACGGCATATACTGCCCGGCACGCAAGCAATATGTAGAACATCAGGTAATACTTGAATGCAATGAGCGATTTCGCAACAAGGGAGAAGAACAGAACGTACTACCAGGAACACCGGGAACAGATCCTCAGAGCCACAAAGGAATGGCGAAAGAGAAACCGGGAAAAATACCGGGCGTATCAAAAGGAGTACTGGAGTAAGCACTACCGGAACTACGGTACGAAGAACCGGGTAGCCGACAGAGCGATGCGTGGTGAGAGGAAGAAGCCGGACGTAGAGAAGGCTCTTTCAATGTTCAAGAATCCGCAGCAGGCAGCGCATCTGGCATGGCTGCTCGAAAACAAAAAGAATAATCGGTCGTGAGTTCAATAATAGAGTTTTTAACCAGCGAGGACAGAAGGGGATGGCTCCCTATCAAAACAAATAAACTTATAACATCTTGAAATTAAGATATGAGAGCCGGAAACGCATCTCCCGAAGTCTGACAACAAACAAAGAAAGCGAGGTGGTACATGAAGAAGTAGAAAGAAGACGATGATATAATTTAATTATGCTTTTATCCTACGGCTGGCGGTGGAAGAAGAAAGTGTCTGCAAAATATACATTTTATTGTTCTTCTTATTTTGCCAGCAGGCAACTTCCGGAATCCCTGCCAGCTTTCTTTATCGCTCAGAGACAAGGGAAAGAAAAGGGGTAGGGGATAAGATAGGGATAATAACGTGTGTGCGCGTGTGTGTGCGCACGAAAGAGTGTTGGATGATAAACTATACCAGCAAAACAAAATAAACGCTTATGCGTGAAATTCGAACAAAATAAAGTACTTTAAAGAAAAATGGAAAAAGGAACAGTTATAATTGGTATTGACCCCGACAACCAGGAAAGTGGTGTTGGTGCAGTCTTCGATGATAGAAAATTCTTAGCCTACAAGATGGAGTTTCCGGCTATGATTGATTATCTCAGAGCCATGAACGAAAGCTGTAAGAAGATTAAGGTCGTTATTGAAGGCGGCTGGCTTAACAAGAGCAACTGGCATGTGCTGGGTCGGTACATGAGTGCAGTCAAGGCAGCAGCAATCGGACGATCAACCGGAATGAACCATCAGACCGGAATCTTGATTGTCGAGTGCTGCAAGCATTATAATATACCCTATGAGATTATCAAGCCGTTGAAAAAATGCTGGAAGGGCGAGGATGGAAAAATCACGCAAGACGAACTCGCATACTTCATGAGCTCAGATGGTAAGATGCCGAGAATGAACCAAGACCAGAGAGACGCCCTTCTCATTGCTTGGGTGTGCGCAGGGTATCCGGTCAAGGTTAAACCTATCGGGCAAAAGAAGGAGAGTGTCTTGAAGAGAACGGTTGACAGCTTCGACAAGTGAGCCGGTAACTACTCAGCACCCCTATGGGCATGAGTAGTTACGTGAGCCGACTGAAACGATAATAAACGTTAAATATTATTCTGAACACTAACAAAGTGAACGAAAAGTTGTATCTTTGCCGAGGTGTTTGAATTGCGAACACAGAAACTTAATACAATTGCAGATGAAAACAGAAGAAATCAAGCTATCTCAGATTACCGAGAATGCCGGGAACCCGAGAACAATCACGGAGGAGAAGTTCAAGAAGTTAGTCAAGAGCCTTCTCGTCTTCCCTCGTATGCTTTCCCTTCGTCCGATTGTCGTAGACAGTCAGATGAACGTATTGGGTGGAAACATGCGCCTACGTGCCTTGAAACATATCGTCACGATGGATAAGGACACGTTGAGGTTTACTATTGCTAACGATGAGACGAGCAAGTTCACTAAAGGGGAAGCGGATGCGCTCATCGGCTACTGGATGGACTGGCGCAAGTCTCCTGTTGTCTCCATCATCAATGCCAACGACCTTACGGAACGCCAGAAGAAGGAGTTCGTTATCAAGGACAACGTAGGCTTCGGAGACTGGGATACCGACATGTTAGCCAACGAATGGGATACCGATGCACTCAAAGACTGGGGCATGGAAGACTGGCAGCTCGAAGGTAAGAATCCTGCAGAAGAGGAGAATGGGGGGGCAGACGATAATTCTGATAATAACTACGAGAGAAAGATTGTTGCTCCTATCTACGAGCCACAGAATGGAGATATTTCCATCGGTGACTGCTACGATACCAGCAAGACAGATTCTCTCATTTCTGCAATTGAGGATTCTCCAGATCTGGACGAGTCAACGAAAGCATTCTTGAAGGTGGCAGCATACCGCCATGTAAAGTTCAACTACGAGAAGGTGGCCGACTTCTATGCGAAGGTACCGGAAGAGGTTCAGAAGTTCATGGAAGATTCTGCCTTGGTTATTGTTGATATCGACAAGGCTATTGAAGACGGATTCGTGAAGATATCGAAAGACTTCATGGAACAATACGGAAAGGAGCATGGAAATGACGCAGAATGAATTCAGAGATAATTTTGTCGCCTTCATCCTTACGCATGGACGTGCTGACAACGTAATGACATACAAGACAGCAAGGAAGGCTGGATATACTGGCCGCATCGTGCTGGTGTTGGATGATGAGGACGAGCAATTGGAACAGTACTTCGCTATCTATGGCAAGGAAAACTGCTATGTGTTCAACAAGCAGAAGTACGTTGAGAGCACCGACAACATCATGAAGGGAAGCAGGGGAGTGATTGTGTACGCAAGGAACGCATGCTTCGATATCGCAGAGGAACTCGGATATAAGTACTTCATCGAACTTGATGATGATTACTACGAATTTTCGTGGAAGTTTGATGAGCGAGGAAGATTCAAGCAACGACACATTCTTAACTTGAACTTCGTCTGGAGAAGGATGCTGGAGTACTTTCTTTCGTGTCCGTTTGCTACTCTGGCGATGGCTCAATGTGGCGATTTCGTTGGTGGCAAGGAAAACCAACTGGCGAGAACCATCGGCACAAAGCGCAAGGCGATGAATTCGTTCATCTGCTCAACTGACAGAAGATTTCAGTTTATAGGACGTATCAATGAGGACGTGAATACGTATACCATGTTGTCTACGCAGGGGAAAATCTTTCTCACGTTGGCACAGGTCGTTCTCAATCAAGAAATGACGCAGACCAATAAGGGCGGCATGAGTGAAGCGTATTGGGATGAAGGCACGTTTCAGAAGTCTTTTTCATCTGTCGTTGTCTGCCCTAGCGCGGTTAAGATGGGTATGATGGGTAATATCAATCGAAGACTGCATCATTCTGTACAATGGAAGTGCGTCACTCCGATGATAATATCTGAGAAGTGGAAGAAATAATATAATTGCGTTCTGCCGGGTGTTCGTTCATTTGTTGATAAACTTACCAATTGAACGAAACAACCGCACAGACGTGAAATCTTAAGGAAATAAAACTATGGGATGCGAATGTTGTAAAATACACGACCGCAGTTCTTTTGAGAAATGTAAGGTTGGCAAAGGTGAGACTATCCGTAGCTTTTACGTTGCTCCCTGCGGAGTATCATTTGAAGGTAGGGGTAGCAATTACACTCCGCCTAAACAGAAAAGAAAAAAGAAAAGGAGAAAATGAATTATGCCAAGAGGAAACAATAACAGATTGAAGGCGCAGCATTGTGCGAAGGAGCAGCGACTGGAAATCGTTGCTCCCTTATGGCGCAGAAATTATAATTATCGGGAGATACGAGCCGAGGTAATGAAGCGGCTCGACCTTCCATCCTATTCCCTGCAGACCGTGAAGAGAGACGTTGATGCGCTCTTGAAGGAGTGGAAGGAGAACAGGCTGGAAGATACCGACAAGAGAATATCATCTGAACTTGCACGCATCGACCTCGTTATCAAAGAAGCATGGGAGATGTGGGAGAAGTCGAAGGAAGACTACGAGAAGAAGAAAGCTAAGCAGAAGGGTATTCCTAAGACTGACGATCAAGGTGTTCAAGTTGGTGTCGTGACTACGTATCAGGAGATGCAGAATGAGGAATACCGGGCGAGAGGTGATGCCCGATACCTTGATATTATCATCCGGTGCATTGAGCGAAGGTGCAGGCTGCTCGGTCTTGACCGGGAATCAATCGATGTGAATCTGGCCGCACAAGGCAAGGTTGAAATCGTATACCGGGATGCTGGTGTCTCCTGTGCTACCAGCGAGGAAGAGGTTAGGCAGCGAGAAGGTCTTTAGCTTTATTTTACCATAATATGTTTTAAGTTTTATTATTTATTGTTTGTTGAAAGATGGCACTATTTGAAGTTATCGGTGAGTTGTACAAGGCGAACGATGATGCGAAACCGAGATTCCTTGTGAACCAGGGCGGAACATCATCCGGGAAGACTTACACCATCATGCAACTTCTTATAGTGCTGTCAATCGGCAATCCGAGGGCAATCATCACGGTTGCCGGACAAGACCTTCCGAACCTTAAGGTGGGCGCAATGCGAGACCTTGAAACAATCATCCATGGTTCCGCTTGGCTGCTCGACTGGTTCAAGACGAATAAGGCTGAATCCACGTATCGTGGCAAGAATGGAGCGTTGATTGAGTTCAAGAGCTACAAGGACGCGCAGGACGCTAAGAATGGTAAACGTGACTATCTCTTCGTGAACGAGGCAAACGGTGTACCTTACGATGTGTTTTGGCAGCTTGCAATCCGAACACGTAAGCAGATATTCATTGACTACAACCCAACGGCTCGCTTCTGGGTGCATGACAACATCATCGGTCGCAAGGATTGTAAGCTCATCATCAGCGACCACCGCAACAACAGATTCCTTACAGAGAGCGAGCATGAGAAGATTGAAGCCATCGAGGATAAGGAATTATGGCTGGTATATGCTAGAGGATTGACCGGACGCATTACCGGACTTATATTCAGCAGATGGGACGTTGTGGATTCCCTGCCGCCTAAGGACGAGTGGAAGATGGACGTGAGGGGTCTCGACTTCGGATATACCAACGACCCTTCCGCTCTCGAACATCTTGTGCTGGCGCATGGCGAGTTATGGGTGGACGAGGAGTTTTATGAGGTTAACATGACGAACCCTGACATCGCACGAAGGTGCAGGGAACTGGGTATCAGCAGGAGCAATCTCATTGTTGCCGATTGTGCAGAGCCTAAATCCATCAAGGAGATACACAATGAAGGCTTATGGATTGTCGGTAGCACCAAGGGTCCGGATTCCATCAAGAACGGCATCGACATTTTGAAGCGATACCCGATACATATTACAAGACGTTCCAAGGGCATCATCGGCAACATGCAAGCGTACAAGTGGATTGTTGACCGAGACGGAAAGACAACCAACACCCCGATAGACGCATTCAATCACGGTATAGACGCAATACGATACGCAGCCTTGAAGAAGTTATCTGTCGCTCATAATGGAACGGCTAGAGCAAGAGTAATCAAACAGAATTAAATACAGAGCATCATGGATAAGAATACGAAATTCGGCTACTGGGTCAAGGTAGCACCAATTGCAGGCTTCCGGCTAGAGGGTAAGTTTACCCGTCCGGAATTCGTAGGCAAGGTTGAGACGCCCGAGAACTTGGATAATCTGTCTATCGGGCAATTAATCGACCTTTCCTCGCTGTCAGATACCAACGAGAGCTTGTATGTAGTTGTGCAGACAATTCTCGGCTTAAAACGCAAGGAGATAGACAAGGCGAGAGCCTTCGATGTGGTCCGCTTCGTTGGCTGGGTATCTGGCGAAGTTGAGCGCATCAACAAGATTTTCGAGAGCACGAACACCAAGCCAACGGCAAGGGAGAAGAAGGCTGGCATCGAGCAGCTCAACTTCGGATTGTTCGGCATGCTCGACTGGTACGCAAAGAGAATGGGCATACAAGACCATGACCAGGTTCTGAGCACTCCATGGTTGCGCATCTACAAGTGCATGGAAATGGACAACAAGAGAAGCGTGTACGAGCGAAACCTGCAGAAGTTGCAAGCGGAAGAAATGAAACGTAAATCTAGATAATTATGGCAACAATAAGGGAAACATTAAAGCAGCTGGCAGCAGACACGCTACCAGACTACACCTACCTATTCGAGGACTGGGACACAGCAGACACCAAGCTGGAGAAACTGAGCTATCCGGCAATCGTCTGCATCATCCCAGCCAGCGGCACGACAGAGATACGCAACGGCAGGGTATACGACACCGTGAACGTTGCCCTGGCTTATCTCGACACCGTACCGAGGGCAGCGGAAGGAGAAGACAACGGAGAGTGCATCGACCGAATGAAGGTGGCAGGGGCAAGGATGATACGAGCCATCAACCAGTCGCACCAGTTTGAACCGCTGGAGGGGCAGCAGTACTACGAGACCATCATCGAGCGTTTGAGCACAATCGTGTCGGGCGTAATGTACTCCCTTCAGCTGACACAGAGCATAGGAGGGTGTGAGGTATGAGCAAGGGAGGTATTCAATTCGACCCCAAGGCGGCATCGCTCATCATGCGTGAGGAAGTGGAGAGAGCACGGCAGCTTATCATCAACCACATACGTATCAATGGGCAGAACGCATCAGGGCGAACGATAGCGAGCCTAAAGGTGGAGCAGCCCAGCGAGGAAGAAACCATCCTTTGGGGACACAAGCCATTCGGGGTGCTGGAGACCGGACGAAGGGCAGGAAAGATACCATACGGCTTCCGTGGCATCATCCGGCAGTGGATGAAAGACAAGGGACTGCACGGCAGACCTATCCCCTACAAGACCGACCGGGCACACAAGTATACACCACAAGAGCGTGGCGACATGAGCATGGCAGGAGCCATCGCCCACACCATCGCCAGCAAGGGTTCTAAACTGCACCGGACTGGCGGCAGGGCTGACGTATACAGCAACGTCGTTCCAGACACAATGAAGCGGCTTGGGCAGCGACTTATTTTCTTAATCCACCAGTCGGTGGGAAGTATAAAACTTAACAATGAGACGGTATGAGACAGACGACAAAAAACAATATCACGATTCAATACCCGGACGCTGTAGGATTCGCATTCTTGCCTTGCATCATCAAGGCGAGCGGAAGCAACCTATCGTGGATTGAGGTAATAATCAGACATATCAACATAGAACGTTCCTACAATGTGGAAACGTTTAACGGCAGTTGTATAACTGACTTCAAGACATACGTGCAAGCTCTTTTTGACGGACATATCAATGCAGCCTACGATTGGACGATAGGCTATGATTCCAGCATTCTAAACCGTCTCGTGAGTATCAAGGTAAACGCATACGATGACGGAAACGTACAGCTTGCGAGCGTCGACTTCACCACGAACATAGTTTGGGGCGCACCAAAGTATGGGGAGACGTGGAACGGCTACAAACGCCTTACATGGTTTACTCATTATCCGTTCACCTTTGGCATATACTTAAGCAAGTTGAACGCCAACCTACTAATCGGTTACGAGGGAGTACCAAATAAGCTACTGAAGATTCCTATTAACGGTATGGTGGACTTCTACGCAGGCATATTGCCTAGTGGTGCAAAATACTGGAACATCTACGACTATGATGGAGAGATTCAGCAGGGAACGTTTGACAATACTTTCGACCTTACTTTCAGTCTAGCCACCGGTGGCAAGCAGTCTCTATTGCTTCGCATCGACAGAGACGATACCGGGAGCGGTATCTATTTACGTTGGATTGACCGACACGGATTTATCCGCTATTGGCTCTTTGCGGCTGGGGAGGAAACGAGGGAAATAGCCAGCGACCTGAGTTTCATACGCAACAATTTAGACGATTACCTATACGGCTACTATGGCGATAATGGAAGAAGGCAGGGATACAATCGTACGGACTCCATCAAGCTTTGTGCTCCTTTGGTAGACCGAGATACGTTTGATATGCTGCAAGACTTAACCAGCAGCCCAGTTGTTGACATGTACCTCGGTGGAGACTGGACGCAAGAGGAAGATGAGTGGATGAGCGTGACAATCAAGGCAGGAAGCTACACGAAGAGCACAGCTTGCTTGCAGGATTTCGTGTGTGAAATGATTATTAACAACATTAACGTTCAGAGACTATGATGGAACAACAACTATACATCGATGGCGTGCTGATGGACTTATCGGAAGATACGAGCATCACGCTCGACATCAAAAGTAATCTTTTTCGTGATGTTACGAAAATGACTTCGAACCACACATACACCATTCAGTTACCAAGGACGGTGCACAACCTTTCTGTTTTACAGCAAGCGGACAGGCCGAAGAGTGGCAGCAGATATCCTTTTATTTTCCACCAGTGCAGCTATTTCCGTGAAGGTGTGCAAATTATCAAGGACGGACGATTGAACGTACTGAGCATTGAGGAAAGTATCGAGGTTTCAATTTGTTGGGGTATAATGCCAGCGTTCACGAAGCTGCTGGAGAGCGGAATGAAACTGAACGAACTGGGAGTGATAGATAGAGTGTATTTCGGGAAGTATAACACTCCAAACACCAGAGAGGAAGCCGTGAGCAATGGGATATTCTTTGCTTATTACAACCCATATCGAATTGAGAGCAAAGACAGCTACGGCATTAATTTGGTGCAGAGGAATAAATATACCACAACACAATACTCGCCTAACCGTGGACGCATCAGAACAGGCACAGAAGCCGGAAAACATATAAGCGGAAAGATAGAGAACGCATCGGACACGATTTGTGCTATCATTCCCTTCCTGCCATCAACAACGGCAAAGGTGCAAGCGCAAGGAAAGGGCGATTACAGAAGCTATGCAGTACTGGATAAGTACATGCAGGTTATATCCGTGAGCGGAGAAGATGAGACGCTGGGCGAATATACCATCAGAGGAGAGACAAGGGCTGCGTACCTTGTAGTGAATGCGCCTGCCGAATATTACGGCACTTTATCGCTATCTGTTACCGGGTTAACACCTATGCACGAAATGATAGATGGAGATAATAAAGAGGATTTCGTGGGCGATGAGGTAGCAGTTAACGAATATAAGACTTCTCCAAAATACTTGCAGCCATGCGTGACCGTAGGCTGGCTATTGTCAAGAATAGCAAGCAAGTCTGGTGTCTCTTTCGTTTGGAAGGATGATGAAGCCAAGAAGATGTTGAGCAGTCTTGTTGTGCCTATCATCAATAATAAGGCAGACAACAAGACGATCATCGGTAATCTGACTGCAGATGTTAAGAGCCGTGACGGACTTGGTGCGCTTTCCTTTTCCATCGACAGCTCATTGACATCAGTCACGCCAAGCACTGGCAGCGATGTGCAGAAGCTGACGGTAACGAAGGATTGCGAACTGACCTTTGACGTGCAAGTACAATACTACATCAGGCACCAGTTTGAAGACGCTGCAGAGATTCAGTTGCCAATGGGCGTGAAAATGACCGTAACAACGCCAAGTACTACTGGAAGTGAAGCATCAACGCAGGAATACGAGTTCGGAGACATGGAATACGAGGATGGGCAGGATAAGTACCCGGTCGTACTACGCAGCTATGCTATCGATGGCTATCTTTATTTACTTTCGGCAGGGACAAACACAATATCGTTAAAGAAGGATGATGTACTGACGTTTGAGACTATCATGCACGGAATAAACACAGTCAATTTTCCTTCCGTTTATGGTGGCAAAATCACAGCGAGCGTCAAGGTTGGAGATAGCGTGCCGATTGGGGGAAGTTTCCCTATTGGCATAAATCTGCCCGAAATCGAGGTAACAAACTTCATTAAGTTTTTGGCTTTGATAACTGGCTCATTCCCTAGACAGCTGACTAATAGCACGCAAGTGCAGTTCGTCATGTTTTCCAAGGTCTGGAGCAACAAGGCAAACGCCTACGACTGGAGCGGAAAACTCATTCCGTATGACCGCCAAGGTGCACCACGAAAAAGCGAGTATTTCGTTTCTGACTTCATGCAGCACAACCGCTACAAGTGGAAGGAAGACGAAGAGACAACTGGAGACTATGATGCAGACCTCGCAATCGACAACCAAACTTTGGACTACGAGCAGGACACGTGGACGTTGCCTTTTGCAGCTAGCGATGGCAATCGGATACCGATAAGAACGCTGGATTCCTTCGGCATGAAAAACGGTGGCGAGTACAAGAGCTGCAAGGAGCGGATAATGACGCTAAGAGATGATAAGGAACAAGCGGCACTTCGATTCGATATTGACCTTCAGAATATATTCGACACGAAGTACAAGCAGCTTGCAGTAAGCATCGCCAGGGCGCACGTAATCACGGAACGGCTCAATCTGTCTGACTTGGATATTCTGGACTTTGATGAAACGAAGCCAGTGTACCTTGCTCAGTATGGCGCATATTTCGCAGTTCTTGAAATCAAGACAACAGACAGCGGATATTGCGAGGTTGAAATGATAGAATTAATTAATTAAAATCGTATTGTTATGGCAAACGAAACAGTTACCGAGGAGCAGAGAATCCTCGACATCAAGGTCAAGTACAAGGATGCGATACAGAGCATTGCATCATACAAGAAGAAGATTGACGAGCTAAAAGCCGCAGAAGCGGAATTGAAGGAGCAGAAGAAGGCCGGGGCAATCACTGATGAAGAATACCAGAAGCAGATGGTTGCAACCGATTCCGTCATTACCCAATACAAGGATAATATTCGGGTGCTCCGCAAGGAACTACAGAACAATCTCAGACAAGAGCAGGAGAACGAGGGCAGTCTGAAATCTCTCCGTGCCCAGCTCTCGAATGCTACGAAGGCTTATGATGAGATGAGCCGTGCCGAGCGTGATAGTTCCAAGGGTCAGGAGATGCAGGAGCATATCCAAGACTTGATAGAGGAGCTGAAAGAGGCTGAGGAGGCTACTGGAAGATTCCAGCGCAGTGTCGGCAGCTATTACGATTCCATGATGAAGGCGGCTGACGACCTACAGAACACCGAGTTTTTCGGTTTTGATGTTGTTGATGATACTGGAATCGGAAAGGTTATGGAAATGGGAAAGTCCGTGGAAGACCTAAGGGTAAAGTTTGGTGCGTTGAAAAATACGGCTCTTTCCTTATTGACCAACCCTTATTTCCTCACTATGGCAGGTGTGGCAGGCGCAGGAATGGCATTCAAATGGTTCTATGACTACAACAAGGGCATAGAGGAAGCCACACGCAAGACCATGCAGTTCACTGGGCTTTTCGGTGACGAAATGAAATCAGTGAGAAATCAAGCCTTGGCAATCAGCGAGACGTTTGGCGTGGATTTTGGCGAAACCTTGCAATCCGCAAATGTAATGAGCAAGCAGTTTGGCATCAGTGTATCAGAATCGCTAAAGCTCTTGCAAGATGGCTTTGTGGCTGGTGCGAATGCTAGTGATGGGTTCCTAGAGAACGTGAAGGAATACCCAACGTACCTGAAGGAGGCAGGATTGAATGCGGAGCAATTCGTGGCAATTTCAACCAACGCCACCAAGCAGGGAATATTCTCTGATAAGGGTCTTGACACCATCAAGGAGGGTAATCTTAGACTTCGAGAGATGACTACCGCAACAGCAGCCGCATTGGATGGCATAGGTATATCAAGCAAGAAAGTTCAGAAAGAACTGCAAAACGGTAGCAAGACCACATTCGACATCATGCAGGAGGTCGGTAACAAGCTAAAGGAGTTCCCTGCTTCATCAGCCAAGGTAGGAACAGCCATCGCAGATATATTTGGAGGTCCTGGCGAGGATGCAGGACTAAAGTACATCGAGACCCTCGGAGACATTGAGATGAACATGGATAAGGTCAAGGAACAATCCGGTGATGTTGCCAAGGCTCAGGAAAAGCAGGTGGAAGCCAACAATCGTTTGAAGGATACCGCAAGTGCACTCTTTGACGTTACTGGTGGCGGCTTTGAAATGATGAAGGCTCAGGCGGCAACATTCGTAAGCAACCATCTAACGAAACTATTGAGGGCTATCATCAACCTTTATAACCAAAGCGTGGCATTTAGGGGATTGATTCAGTTGATAGGCTTTGCGTTTAAGTCTGTCGGACAGGTTGCCTTGCTTGCCTTCAACATCATCATAGATGCCATTAAGCTTGTTGCAAGACCAGTGAGGGGACTGTTGCAGATGTTTGAGGGCTTTTTCTCCTTTGACGTGAAGCAGATGCGAGACGGCTTCAACTCCATCTTTTCGGGTCTTGGCAATACCGTGAAGGAGGCTTGGGGAGACTTGAAGAAATTCGGCAGCGGAATGGCTGATGCTATCGTGGGTGGCATGAAGAATACTTTTAACCATGCTAACATCAAGATACCAGTCAGCGCAGATGCGCCATCCATAGCGACCGCCACAACCGACAATACAAAGCTCAAGGATGGCACTAATATCGCCAGCACTACCCCTAAGACCAAGAAGGAGAAGGCAGCAGCCGACAAGGCGGCAAAGGAGGAAGCAGAGCGCAAAAAGAAGCAGGAAAAGGAATTGCAGGAAGCGATTGCGCTTATTCAGTATAAGTACAACGAGCAAGTAATGGACGCAAAGAAGCGATACCTTGCAGGCATGTACGACAACGAGCGAGGCTACAGCAACGACCTCGAACAGCTGGAGAAGAACATGGTGGCACGAAGCATTGACGCATACGTGGCGGCAGGGCAAATCGGAGCAGACAAGGCGCAGGAAATGCAGGCAAAACTTCTCGACATCATGATAAAGGCGAAAGCGGACTTGAAGAACCAAGCAAAGGAGATTGTGGACGAACTCAACAAGGAGTTCGAGGAAACAGAGAAGGCACGCAGGGATGCGGACATTATGAACGGTGGAACTGGCGAGGAAGATACGAGTGCAAGGCTGGAGCGGTATAAGTCTTTCCTAGAGCAGAAAATCTCCATGACAAGCAACAGCGTTGAAGTTCAGAAGGAGTTGCAGAAGGAACTACATGATACCGAGATTGAATTGAAGGAAGACAGCAACAAAAAGCAGGCGCAGTTATCTTCCAAGCAACTGGAGACAATGGCGCAGATGATTTCGACCATGGGTAATGGTCTGGCTGACTTCTTCAGCGAGCAGGATAAATCTCTCCACTCGTTCTTGAAATCGATGCTTACGTCATTGCTCGATGCAATCAAAATTGCCATTGATGCTTATTACGCTCAGATCCTGGCAAAAGAGATTGCAAGCAAGTCGTGGGCTGGTGTTGCCAGTACTGCTGCGCTGATGGCTCTTATCAATGCAGCTTTTGCCGGAGCGAAGGCAGCAATCAAAGGTTTCTCTACTGGTGGCTACGTGCAGGGTGCCGGGACCGGAACAAGTGACAGCATCCCTGCAAGGCTCTCGAATGGAGAGAGCGTAATGACCGCCAAGGCTACTTCAATGTTCAGCCCAATTCTCTCAGCCTTCAATCAATTGGGCGGTGGTGTGCCTATTGTTGTAAGCGGCAACCAGAGCAATATCGGCATTGATATGCTGGCTGCTGCCGTTGCCAAGGGGTATTCGATGGCTCCGCGTCCTGTTGTCAGCGTTGAGGATATCAACAAGACGCAGAGAAGGGTCAAGACAATTGAATCTCTTGCTGCAATATAGTGTTATTTCTATCATATTTGCGCTCTGTGCGGTTTTATTTGTCAAGTGGTGTAATTTATATATCAAGGCACAAAATAGCCGCTCATAACGTGAATTTTCGCTCAATTCACAAAAATTAAGTGTCTGAAATGAAAACATACCGAAAATAATCGTATCTTTGCAGCAGTTTAAACTAAAAATATCTATAATTAATGGCGCAACTAAGAATATACAACGATATTGATTGCCAGGATAACAAATTCTGGTATCAATGGTTCGGTGGCGATTGTGTCTGCTTTCAAGACATCGACACGTTTGCGAAATCCATCCCGGAAAATGATGATACCATCGACATGCGTATCTTCTGCAACGGTGGCTCGGTAGTTGAAGGCTGGGCAATCTACGACCGATTGAGACAGAGCGGAAAGAAAATCTCCTGCATCATCGAGGGCAAGGCTGCATCAATGGCGACAATCATCATGCTCGCAGCACCGAAGGAGAGCCGTAGGGCGTACGAGAACGCATCATTGCTTCTGCACAATCCGTGGATACCTTGCTGGGCACTTGAAGAGCAAGTGACGGCAAAGGATTTGGAGAATCACGCAGAGGAGATGCGTATGTGGCAGAATAAGATGGTAGATGCTTATGTAGAGCGATGCGGATGTGACCGGGAAGAGGTACAGGCATTGATGGATAAGGATATATTCATCGACACGAAGGAAGCAATCCGTCTCGGTTTAATCTCTTCTACAGTTCCAGCTATCAGCGCAAGTGCAGGCAAGTCAGTTTCAAGTTTTATTAATAATTCAAAAAAACAAAATCCAATGGCAAAAGAACAGAAAAAAGAAATCAAGGCTTCTTTGCTCGACAAGATTCTTGCTCATTTCGGTGTCAAGTCTCTTGACGAGGTAGAACAGAAGGTGTACGAGCCACAGTCTGAGAAGAAGGATGATGTTGTCGCAATGGAACTCAACACATCGGACGGTCAAGTTCTGACCGTAGAGCGTGAAGAGGGCGACCCACAAGTCGGTGACAAGGCGAGCCCGGACGGTACATTTGAGATGCCGGACGGCAAGACAATTGTTGTCGAGGATGGTGTTATCACGGACATCAAGTCTGCCGATGACAACGAAGACAACGATGAAGGCGGTGAAGGCGAAGGTGGTGACGATACCGTTGCCAAGTTGAAGAATCAAGTTGCCGCTCTCCAGACTGAGCTCGAAGGAGTGAAGGTAGAATTGAGCAAGGCGCAGTCTATGGCTAAGACCAAGAACGATATGCGCATCCTCAACGCTGTGAAGATGGCAGGCGGTGAAAAGATGCTTGCTAAGTTCGCAAGCAGTTATGTTCCGCAGCAGCGTCAGCCATCCGGCAAGCAGGCTGGCGAGCAGGCTTCCATGAAGGAAGACAAGAAAGATGCCGTTATCGCTAAGTTGAAAAAGCTCAACGGCAAGAAGTAGTTTTTAATCATTAATTGTTTTTAATATTTATGAGTGGATTTACTAAAAAGCAGGTCGAGAATCTGGTTCTCGAATCTGCAAACCTTGCGAGTATCAAGGATGCGATTCAGGAGACATTCTACAAGGATGAAGACTTCTCTCGCTTCGTGAACATTCAGAAAGTCAAGGAGAAAGACCCTATCGCTCTTCTCGGTGAGATGGAGATGGTAGGTAAGAAGGGCGGTGGCTGCGACCCTGTCTATGAAGAGAAGGGTATTGCCAACTCTCAGAACCGCTGGGAACTCGGCAATTGGGAGATTCCTCTTAAGGTATGTTTCGAAGCCTTGAAGGGAACAATCGCTGAGTATTCATTGAAGACCGGAACTGATATCGGAGACCTTGAAGATACCGATTTCCTTGCTATCTATGCTGATGCGCTCAAGCGTGCAATCCTTCAGATGATTTGGCGTTTCGGCTGGTTCGGTGACACAGAAGCGAAACTGGTTGACAGTGGCGGTAAACTGACTGCTGGCTCTAACGTAGACGCATTCAACGTCTGTGACGGTCTCTTCAAGCGTATCTTCGCTGCAACCGCAGAAAAGAACCATACTGAGATTGCAGCGAACAAGGCTGAATCAACCGCAGCACAGATTGCAGCTATCCGTACCAAGGGCACAGCTACAACTCTGGTCGATACCATTCTGATGGACGTTGACAGCCGTATCATTGATGACCCAGGCGCAGTTCTCCTCATGACCAGAGGTCTTGCGGATGCTCTCGCTTATGACATCAAGAAGACCTACAGCGATATCCTTCCATTTGAGAAGGTGTTCGATGGCTTCGATGTGGCGAACTACAATGGTGTTACCATCGCGCGTGTCGGCATCTGGGACCGCATGATTAAGGCATACGAGAAAGGCGAGGCGACAATTAACCTTCCTTATCGTGCGGTATTCTGCAATCCGAAGCAGCTTATGGTTGGTACGGATGCAGACAATCTCATCAGCGACCTCGACATCTGGTTTGAAAAGAAGGAGCGCAGAAATTATATCTACGCTACCGGAAAGATTGGTACTGCATTGCTCGAATCAGACATGATTCACGCGGCATATTAATCGCTCCAACATCTTCAATTTATCAATTAGTATTAAGTCAGTTATCCTCGCCATCCGAAAAGGTGGCGGGGATATAAACTAACAACAAAAAAGCAAAAATTATGACTGGAACATGTGAGAAACTTATCTCGCAGGATATCAATATTGCCTGTGATGAAATGGTCGTAAAAGGCTTGGAGAGCGATGGCATCATCATCAATCGTGAGAGTGTCGACTTCTCTAAGTGCGTAATTGCCGACAATGTAATCAAGACGCTCGTTCTTAAGGTTGGCAAGAAGGGTTATCAGATCAAGCAGGATGGCAACAAGCCTTTCTCCGGAACCAAGACCGAATTGAACGTTGGCACATACCGCAACAGTTGGAACAATACCGTAGCGGTGGTTGTGCTCGCCAATACTCCAGAGGTTGCTGCAAATATCATTGATGGTCTTGCTAGCGGCAAGTTCATTATTATCCTTCGTAACCTTTCAAAGGGTACTGATGGCAAGGCAGAGTATCAAGTGTTCGGCTGGGCGCAGGCATTGAAGGCAAGTGCAGGCGAGAATGACAAGTATTCTGATGATACCGAGGGCGGCTGGCTCATTACCCTTGAAGAGACTGGTGCTCCAAGAGCAGCATATTTCTTCTTCGATACTGATGCAGCAACCACGGAAGCCAAGTATAAGAGCCTTCTGACCGAAGCCGCATCAGATTAGCCTATGACATACAAGGAAGCAGTCGCTATTGTGGAAGACCTACGGAGTAGGTTTGACTCTCCTTTCGGAGCAGCCGACAAGGCTGCAATCGAGAAACTATACATCATGGTAGCTCGCAAGCAGTTCGTACCAACGACATGCCAGCAATGTTACCATGATGCGCTAATTGAGATTTATTTAACTCTTAAAAATTCAAAAGCTATGCCAGAACAGTGTAATTATAGAATGAAGGCCGGATTCATCATTTCGTGCCCAGACTTCCATGGCGGCAAAATCTTTACCAACGAGAACCTTACCGACGAGGTCGCTGCAGAATACCTTGATAAGTTTCCAGGGATGCAGGACTACTTCCAGAAGGTGCCGAAAGAGAAGGTCGAGAAGCCAGCCGAGAAGAAGAAGGGAAAAGCCGTAAAGGATAAGAAGCCAGCCGAGAAGAAGGATGAGGGCAGCAATGATACTCCATCCGGTAACAACGAGTAAACTATTAAGCGATGAACGTTAAGACAGTTAAGAAGCCAGCGAGACGCGTAGACACGAGTTATGTGTCTCGCTTCAAGATGCAAGCATACGGATATAATAATCTATATCCGCAGAATATTGCGCAGATTACAGAAGCAAGCGGTACTGCTATGCTATGTATTGACCGATACGCCCGCTTCATTGAAGGATACGGATTCGGCAATGATGCCGTTGCGGAATACATTCTCAACAATGAAGGAGATACGACAGACGATATCCTTAAGAATGTTGCTGCCGACTTGGCAAAGTTCGGTGGTTTCGCCCTTCACGTCAATTATAACGTTCTATGCCAAGTGTCAGACGTGCATCATGTACCCTTCGAGAACTGCCGACTTGAAGAGCCGGACGACAAGGGGCACGTGGCGCATGTTCTCGTTCATCAAGACTGGACGCAGCGTAAGACAAGAAACGGCAAGAAGTTGAGAGTGACCGAGGAGAATATCGAGAGGTTCGACATCTTCAATTCTGACCCGGATATCGTGAGCCAACAGATAGATAATGCTGGCGGTATCGATACGTACAAAGGTCAGATCATGTGGTGCAGCTTGGATGGTAAGTTCGTGTACCCGAAGGCTCGGTATGATTCCGCAATCACGGAAATCTCAACAGATGAAGGTCTGGGCAACGTCAAGGCAAGGAACGTCCGTAACAACTTCCTTGTCTCCTGTATGCTCATCAGTAAGAAGGGTGTGCCAAAGACGGACCCGGAGACTGGCGATGAGATTGATAGCGGTCAGATGATAAGCGATGAAGACCTTCAGCAATTCCAGGGGGATGAAAACTCATTGAAGATTCTCGCCATCGAACTGGAGAACGATGAGGATGAACCGAAGGTCGTTGCCTTCCCAACTAAGAACTTCGACAAGGAGTTCAGCGTGACGGATGCAAGCGTCATTGAACGCATTTATGCTCAGTTTCATCAAGAATTGTTCTATGCCATCCGTATCGGCAAACTCGGCTTTAGCGGTCAAGTAATGCAGGATGCGTATGAATACTATGCCGGAGAGGTGACCGTTGAGCAGAGATTCATTGAGAGAGCCTTCAAGAAGGTGTTCTCTGCTTATGTAGACCCTGCCCTGCAAACGTTAGACTTGACCTTGCAGCCATTGAAGTATATCAGCAGCGAGGTCGCAGGAAACAATACAATTGATTAAGACCATGGCAGAAGAAAGAACATCATTATTGACGGTTGAGCAGTTCAAGCAGCTAGCTCGACCTACTGGCAACCATATTGACGAGGAAGAGGTCAAGGTATTCATACGTGAATGCGAAGACAGCTTCATTATCCCGGCTATCGGTTATGAGAGGTTCAAGGCTTCCATCGGTCAAGGTGATTTCGGGGATTCCGTTCTTCCGGGATTCAATGCAGATACCTTCATTGACGGTGGCGAATACTCTGTCGATGGCAAGGATTCGAGCAGTAAGGATATCAAGGTCTTGAAATATACGAGTGGAATACGTAAATCGCTTGCATATTTCGTGTATGCGAAGATATTACGCTCGGATGGTACAATTGTCAGCCGGAGCGGTGCAATGCGTCACAGAGACGATTATTCAGACCATGTTGACGATTCATCGCTTAAGCAGTACAACGACATCATGGGGATGGCAGAGAGTTACTTATCAGACGCCCTTCTGTATCTTAAGGCGACAACGAAGACTGGTGAGGTCAAGCCGCATCGAAGTACAAGGGTAAGGATTCATGCAATCGGAGATTAGCTTATGGTTGAAGTATCAGACATTTTAACTCGCTCGAAAAGAGTGAGAGACGAGACACAGGTCGGTGGGAATACAGCCAGCAGGGTTGGCGGTATTCTTGTCGACTTGTGTCAGTTGGTGAAGACTGGTGGTGTCGAGGTTCCATCCAGAGATACGAGATTTCGGGGTGAGTGGTCCGAGATAGTTGCGAATAGCGACAATCCATACGTATGCGATGAGACTACAATCGATAGCGTATATTATTACGGCTGCAAGTACTTCTGTAAGAAGGACATAACGAAACTGCCGCCTACGTATCCGTTCACGGATTGGGGATTCCTTGAAGGGAATCCGTATTTTTACCTGCAAATGACTTCCTCGAAGTTCTGGAACTTCCGCATCAGTCAACTATTGAAGGTAGACAAGGACGGAAACTTCCTTCCGTTCACTACTCTTGAAGTGACCGGATTGCTGTATAATCAGGACGTGACCGGATTCATGTACAACGTTGTATGGACGAGAGATACAGGACGCCCGGATCAAGATTACGCTTGGAACAACACGCACAAGAATATTGGAACTTCTCTTCCTCTGACCTACGATGATATCGGTGGCAATGATTACAAGGCAGGAACTACGACATTCAAGTGTACTGCGCAGATTGATGCCGGAAAGACAATATTCACAGAAGAACAGGAAATCAAAATATAGACAATATGAAAGAATTAGGAAAAAGCAATCCGAAAGAGCTATCTATAGAAACAACTGCCTACTCGCAGAGCGTATCTATTGAGAACATCGGAGCAATCACGAACAGACAGACGTATGATGCTGCCAGCAAGACCTATGAGCCGGACTTCTCGCAGCGCCCATGCCAGCTCTTCCCTAAGTGCTTCCTCATTGACCCGGACAATCCGGTACAGACGGAAGTCTTCAACAAGCAGCTTGATTCCTTCAAGTGGTTTGAGGTGACATCGGAGGGGGAAACGCTTATCTATCCGAGTGCAGATGCAAGCGGAATCAAGGCTGGCTACGAGGTAGAGAAGAATGGCGAGTATAAGGGTATGCTCTACGTCAAGTCTAATGGTAAGGTAGGCAATCGCAGAACCGTCAAGTTCATCGCTACATGGACAGACCCATTGAGCGGATACATCTACAAGTTCCAGGCAGCAAAGCCTATAACGGTTGAGGATATTACGGAAGCAAGGGCTACCCTGTCTCTTGATGCGCCATCCGCCATCCGGTGGAACCCGATGCGCATGCCTGCAGAGCAGACCATCAACGCAAAGGTCTTCGTTGGTAACAGCGACATGACCGATAGTGATAAGGTCAAGTTGTGGTGGCTGCGAATTCTCTGCGATGGAACAAAGGAGCCGATTACGGCAGACGATGAGACCACGAGCTGGGAGATTGATACCATTACGACATCTGAGAGCGGACAGATCACGGGAATATCAATCAATCGTGAGATGATAGGGGATTCCATATCTTACGAGGTTCATGCGGTGTACAATGCAGATGGAGTATTTCCGAAGTCTTACTCTAAGACAGACGCGATAGAGACTACTACCATCGCAAGGTATATTCCGAGCCTTAATATTACGTATTCCGGCTCTACGACATCAATCGTTAATGGTGTCTTGTCTATTCTCTGTACTGCATTCGTCTCTGATGGTGCCGGAACACTCGATGCGTCCGTCTGGAATGAATACGCAAGGGCTCGTTGGGCATTCGTCAATTACTCCATCGATGAAGACGGAAACAGAACTGAATCCGAGAAGCTCATCGGCTACGGAACGGAAATGTGGATTCCGGTAGAGCAGAGTAAGTTCCTTCGAGTGACATTGGAAGACCGGGGAAACTACGTTGTTCTCGTTGATGACAAGGGCAAGGTTCTCGAAGATGAAGCCGGAAACAAGTTGATAGAACGTGAATTGATTAATTAATAATATTATGGGATATTACATCAAGGTAACTAAACAGGTGGCTTCTCGCATCCTATCCGATGGAGTGAAGCCAACGAAGACTGCTGACGGAAACTGCATCGTGTGGCAGTCTGAATTGAACGGAGTTGAGGGTGTCAATCTCTCTGAGAGAGCGGCAACTGTTGGCGGTGTCCTTCTTACTGCCAAACAGGCAAAACTGGAGATTGCCGGAGTAGAGCATCATTCCGAGTGCTATACACCAGCCGCCTATGGTGGCGAGGATAAGATAAGTGATACCGGGCAGGAGACTGCTGAGTATACACAGACGGTCAAGGACCCGGAAGTTATCGGTGCATCATCAGCCGATGAAAAAGAAGTCAAACCAAGTAAAAAATAAAAGCAATGAGCAAAGGAACAGTAACCGGTCAAGTGACCGTGATATCTGATGGTACAACGTTCTTCCCGATTCTACAATGCACTATCGGAGACTTGTATCAGTCTTACAAGGGAGACCCTGCATCGCCTACGAATCTGTCTCCTAATTTTGAGACTATCGAGAGTAAGCCGTTAATTGTCTTCCAGGCATTCTCTGCACAGGAAGCGACTGGTTCAACATATAATCTCGCCAATGCAACTGCGAAATGGTACGTTGATAATACTCTTATTTCTTTCAATGAGGATGGCGTATCAACAACAGTCTTCAATGGAGTGAGCGGACATTTCACGAAGTCTACGACTGACGGAAATCCATCCCTTAAGGTCAACAAGAACCTTGTCAACATCAATGCCGGAAACTCATTTACGATTAAATGCGTGACAACGATATCTGTCGACAATACTTCTGTTGACTTGACTGCCGTCATCACTGCGACAGTTGTGCTCGGAACGGAAAATACCAAGAAGGTTACGATTGTGGCTACAAGCACGAAGAATCTCTTCACTATTACCGAGAAGGGCGGTTCATGTACGGTTGCTGCAATGGTTATTTCGGGCGATGTTGTATCAACTGATACCTATACGTATAAATGGTACTACAACGCTGACGATGGCGACTGGACGCTCAAGAAGAGCGGAACAGAGAAACAGTTTACAATCAATGAAGCAGACGTAAATTCGTCTCTCCTCATCAAACTGGAAGTATACAAGGGAAGCGAGTTGTACGGCATGGATACGCAGAGCATCAATGACGTTTCAGACCCTTATATCTTATTTCCTAACTGCTGCAGGGAAGGTACGAATGAACTGCGTGCAGAAGCGGTAAGACGCAAGGAGACTGGCAATCTTGTCTACAAGCCGCAATTGTACAGACGTGGAAGCTCAACACCGGAAACCGGATACAAGTTCAACATGTTCTGGTATGATTACGCTGGAATCAAGGTTCTCTCCTACGAGAATGCTGCCGAATTCACGGTTCCGATAAAGACTATCACGGAGCACAGCGGCTTAATCTACGTGTTGCAGACAACAATATAATATCGCGCCTATGGAGGGGAAGAACGTATTGGCTTCGGTAACAGGCAATGTTCCTGTAATCGAAGAAGGAGAGAAGGGAGCGAAGGGTGCAACAGAACGCCCTCGCTCTTGGGAAGAAATCCCGGATGGCTCTGCAATTGAATCCGGAACAGGCAATGAACAATGGATTGATATTGTTCTGTATGGGGATGATTTCTACCAGTGCATCAGATCATTCACGAAGGGTAATGGTGTCGTACCTACGAACACGATATACTTCAAGCCTATCACTGACTACAAGCGGCTTGCAACTGGGTTATTTCTCGCAAGGAAAGGCTACATCAAAAACCTCATGGTTAATGACATATACATAACAGGCGATGGCACAGAAACCGGAAATGTTCTACTGAAGGCTGATAAGGACGGAATCACGTGTAACACAGGAACATTCAAGAATGTAGATATAAGCGGTAAGGTCACTGCAACGTCCGGCTTCGTTGGCAACTTTACAATTGCAGATGGTTCTATCAAGTATGTGTCTGCCGCGAAGACCTGTGAAGTTTGTACTGACTACGTGCAGTATGTTGACTTATCGAAAACCCAGTCTCTTTATTTCGGATATGGAGATTCCGGGGTGAAAGCTGAACTTAGCGGAAAGGATGAAGACAACAATGATATGGTATGCAAGATGATTGTTACTCAGGACGAGAATAAACGAAAGCAAATAGGACTTGCTGCGGAAATGAGTGGGTTTCGCTCTAAATTAGCACCTAACGAGTTGTATATTGGAGATTTCTTCAAGCGAGCGGTTATGGTGCAGATATATAGGGGTGGTTCCGGGGTGTTACATAGATATTCTCTTCCCGTCGCTGGGGTTGGATGTTATATAGATAGCGAAAATAGCGAAATGAATCTAGTTCTTAGAGGGCTACGGTCTGGGTCTACAGGCTCTGTTTGGTCTAGAGGTGAGATATATGAAGAAAATGGTTTTTTGAAAATTTACAAAGGATTTTAAAAAGGAATAATTATGGCAATTTCAACAATTAAGGCTGGTGACTGGCTGAAGGCGAATGGTCAGATCATCACAGACGCTAGCAAAGCTAGTATGAAGACTTATCTTGAACAGAACTTTCGTCCTTTGCAGGATGGTGTCTACATCGGCAAGATGCAGAATGACGGATGGGGTCCTCAGACTGGAGATGAGACTGCAGTAATCGGTTCGTATAAAAGAATCGAACCATGGCAGACAACGAACATCGGTATCACGGCTGCCGATGCTGATGCTATCGTTATCCAGCATGGCGGCTACAGACTGGGCATTGCTCTGACCGAACCATCAGCAGCGATAAAATGGGGAAGCGTGCAGGAGAGTAATTCCATCGGCTACAAGCAATCGAGCGACCTCAACAACTTTGATGGCGATGTTCGTACTGCTGGCATCATGGCGAGTAGCTTCTACAAGAACGATGCCCCTGAAACGTATGGTGTCGCTTACTGCTGGAACTACATGACGAAGCGCACGGACAATGGCAAGCCTTGTCAGATTGGTAAGCACAACTGGTGGATGCCGACTATGGGAGATTTGTCGCTCATACATCAGCACTTCGAGACTATCAATCTCGCCCTGCAGCGCATTAAGGATGCCGGGAAGCAGTCTGTATCACTCTTGCAGCGGACGAATTACTGGTCGTGTGTAGAGGATTCGGGCACGGGTGCGTGGGGTCTGTTTTTTGACACAGGCCTTCGTGCCAGCAATGGTAAGGTTGACTACAGCCGTCGGGTGCGTCCAGTTACGGCATTTTAACTCTTTATCTCTTTTCTCTTTAGCTCTTTCCGCTCGCAGAGCGGCAAGCAAGGTTGAAGGGAATAAGAGATGCGAACATATTTAATAATAAGTAGAACAAAAAAAATAGTGCAATAAAAAATGGCTATCGCAAGCAGTCTTCCAATATACCAGCAGACTTATGAACTGGTCAGTAATCTCGTAACATGGACGGAGAATTTTCCACGGAAGTACAAATATACCTTGGGAGAGAAACTCATCAATGTTGCTCTGGAGTTATTCGAGTACATTCAACTCGCAAATATGAGCATCGAGAACAGATCACGACATCTGACCGGATTCACAATCAAGTTGGAATTATTGAAGACCCTGCTGCGTCTCTGCTTCGATAGGAATCTATTCTCTTTGAAGCAGCAGGCTGACATTTGCAGACTTACGACCATCATTGGCAGACAGGCTACAGGCTGGGGAAGGTCGGGCAGGGTTTAGTACTGGTCCGATTTAAAAAGTGAGAGCATGATGCGGCTACGGCTCATTGTGGAAACGATTCTCTTAATTAATGGTCTCGTCACTGTCAAGCTACATTGTCAGTTGTACGACATTGTAGAGCAGTTAAGATGTTTAGAGCGAGAAAATAGCGGACGAATTACTGGTCGTGTGTAGAGAATTCGGGCACGAATGCGTGGAATCTGAATTTTGACACAGGCAATCGGAACAACAATGGTAAGGTTGACAACAGCAATCGGGTGCGTCCAGTTACGGCACTAGTTAAGGAAAAGTGGAGAACAAATGGTAATGGTAAAGGGAGAGGATATTTTGATAGCGCATTATGATTGTTACAAGGGGAAGGCATCTTCTCCGGACGCAATCAGATTCGTTGTAAATCTGTTCGAGAACATCACAGACTTGACGGATAGTATCAACAACAGGAGCTATCAGCCTTTGCCATCCATTACATTCGTTGTCTCCAAGCCTGTCTACCGTGAGGTCTTTGCTGCGAATTATCGCGATAGGGTTATCCATCATTATATTGCGCTGAGGCTTGAACCTTTATTCGAGGGTATCTTCAGCGACAGAACCTTCAATTGCCGTGTCGGCAAGGGGCAGTTGGCTGGCGTCAAGCAATTGGCGGCAGACATCAAGGAAGTGAGCGAGAACTATACGAGGTCTTGCTGGTGTCTCCGGGGCGACATGAAGGGGTTCTTCATGAGCATTGCAAGGAAGGAACTTGCAGACAAGGTCGATGCGTTCATCGTTGAGAACTATAAGGGAGACGATATCGAAGACCTGCGCTATCTTTCTCGCATCACGATTATGAACGACCCAACGAAGAACTGCATCATGCGTTCTCCGAAAGAGGAAATGGCAAAAGTTCCTGTCGGTAAGACGTTGCGAACAAGTAAGAAGGGGTGCGGATTGCCGATTGGAAACTTGACAAGTCAGCATGACGCAAACTTCGACTTGAACGACTTCGATTGGATGTTCGACATCTTCCTTCATATATACTGGCATGGAAGGTATGTTGACGATTTCTACATGATTCATGCGCAGAAGGAAGTGTTGATTGCTTCGATTCCGAAGGTCAGAGAATATCTGGCAAGAATAGGCATCACGCTCCATCCTCGGAAAATCGAGTTGCAAGAGTGCAGCCGGGGTGTCAAGTTTACCGGGATGGTTGTCAAGAATGGAAGAATCTACGCAAGCAACAGGACGGTTGCCAATTTCGAGAATCTCATCCACCACATGAACACCCTGCCGGAAGATTACTCAATCGAGCAACTGGAGCATTACGTCAGTTCGATTAATAGCTATCTCGGCTACATGAAGCATTGTGACAGCTACGACATCAGGAAGCGCATCATTCTTAAGATGGATTTGCGGTTCTATCGGCATCTATATGTTCAAGGTCACTACGAATGTGTTCGCATAAAAAATAAGTACAAGAGACGAAATATCGTAATAAGGAAACTCGAAAACAAGAAGAATACAATCATTCTCCTAGATAATTATTATTGTAATGGTACGAATACCAACGGAAAAAGAAATCGGCAAGATGCTGGATGATGGTTTCGTTGTCGTAATAGACAGAAAATCAATAACAAAAGAAAATAGACATGAACGAAGTAATACATGAATTCCAGGTGCAGCATCTATATCTATGCACCTTTGTGATTTTTATCTGCTTCGCTACAATTCTGATTGCCATGACGATTGATTTAGTTGCAGGCATTCAGAAGGCGAAGGAACTGCATGTTGCAAGAACGTCAACTGGATTGAAGAAGACGTGCGACAAGGCAAAGAAGTATTTCTCTACATTTCTCACCGCTGCGCTTATGGACGTAGCTACGTGCATCATCTCTCCCTTCCCGATATTCTCCATCGCGTGGACGGTATATCTGCTTTCGTGCGAGTTCAAAAGTATCAGAGAAAAAGCATACGAGAAGGCCGAGATACGCAAGCAGGACCGCACGATGCAAGTAATACTGGAGAACAAGGACGAAATTGCGAAGGCGGTTGTCGAGATAATGAAGGAAGAGCGGAAGAAAGGAGGAGACAATGAGGATAACTAGAGCGCAACTGGTAAAGGTAATGCCGAATGCAGGCAGCAGGGCAGACACCTACCTTCCAATCATCAACGGATGGGCAGAGCATTTCCACATCAACACCCCACTAAGGATGGCGCACTATCTCGCACAGATTGCCCATGAAAGCGGTGAGCTCAGATATACAAAGGAACTGGCAAGCGGCAGAGCCTACGAGGGCAGGAAAGACCTCGGCAACACCCAGCAGGGCGATGGCGTGAAGTATAAGGGCAGAGGATTGATACAGATTACCGGGCGAGCCAACTACCGGAAGTATGCCAATTATTGCGGCTTCGATGTTGTGGGCAGTCCCGAACTTCTGGAGCGTTCTCTGGGAGCAACGAAATCCTCGATGTGGGTATTCGACACCTTCGGCTGCAATGAGTTGGCAGACCAAGACAACTTGAAGGCTATCCGCAAGCGCATCAATGGCGGCTTCAATGGACTGGCAGCCTGCGAGAAGTATTTGAAGCGAGCCAAGGCTTCCTTGGAAATCGAGGTGCTTGCATAATAAACACATCAATCAAACATTTCAAAGTATGGAAAATTCAAGAAAAGGGCGAAATTTGCGTTCTGTGGCGTTATTTTTCGCTATGCTTATAATTGCCACACTTTTGATTTTTGGCTGTTCCTGCGGCAAAACGGTGGAAAATAACACCATATTACGAGATAGCGTGCATCTAAGCAAGAAACAAGATACAGATAATAAGTATCTGAGTAAATGGAACAACATCTTCGCCCACGATAGCATCTACAGGAAAGATTCTGTTGTCGTGCAGATCAAGGGCGATACGGTATACAAGGACAGATGGCATCTGTTGACGAAAACGAACAAGGTATACATCTGCAAGACTGATACGATATTCAGTGATACCCACAGGCTTGCAACAGATTCCGTTGCCAGCACGAAATACGTCACGAAGTGGAAGACAAAGGAAGTCGAGAAGCAGATGAGCCTGTTAACTCGCATTAGGCTAATAATTGGAGATTACTTCCTTCTGTCCTCGGCTCTTTTGTTGCTTCAAGCAATCCTCGTAAGGTGGAAAAAGAAGGATAAAAAATAAATATGTGTTCTAATATCTTTTTATACTTTTACCTATTATATTGCGCAAGCGTGCGCAAAGGTAGGTTTTGTTTGTTCTCAGAAGCAGGGCGCAGGGATGCGGTCTGCTTTTTTGTTTGAAAACAGACTTAAAAATGCAAACAAAATGAAAATACAACGGTGTTTGAAAAGAAAACACAAAATAAAGTTAAATTATCGGGAAAATCATTCGGGGTATCGAAAAATATTAATATCTTTGCAACGTGTTTGAGATACAAACACTTAATCATTCAGCAATTTTAAAATATAGAATTATGAAAAAGTCAGCAATTAAGGCAAACGTTTTAGAGTTCACTACTAAGTTCATCAACTCCAACTTCCGTATCAAGGTCTTCGGACGTACAGAGGATGGAAAGAAGATAAACACTCTCGTAGGTGTAAGCGGTATCTTGAAGCTCATCGGTGCAGAACTTTTCAACAAGTTCATCAAGCGAGCATTGAAGGCTGGTATGGACGCTTGCCGCTGCGCACTCAGAAGAGGATTGGTTGTAACACTGTATGCTAAGTAATCAAGGGAGGACAGAGAAATGGCAAGAGCAAAATATTACATCAAGAAACAGGTTGAAGGCGAGGAAATCGAGGAGTTGGAAAACTTTACACGCAAGGACAAGGCAGAGCAATTCTTGAACGGCTTGTTTCGGGAATATAAAAAAGCCGATAATTTTTATCCACACTGGGTACGTCAAGGTTATTTCAAGACTGAATTTGCATGCTTAGGATTGAATCGTACAACAGAGTATTGGATTGAAAAGTATTAACCAGCAGGGCGCAAGCCCTGCACAATATATCAAGATATGAAACAATACATTTTGAACGGCAAAAATAGCCTTGGGCAAGTTGATAGTCACATCGAAGACTACAGAACCAAGGAGATAATGGAGGAAAGGTTTTCTCGAATTAAGGAAACCTTCAGGAACAACCCATTTGCAGAAATGATGGAAGAAGGAGACCGACACTTCAAGGTTAAAATGGGTGGAGTGACATACAAGTATTACATCACTGAACGAGAAATCTAAATTTGGCAAGATATGAAGGAATACGACAAGATACCAGCACAAGCAGTGGTCGAGGTAACGACCAGCTGGGGAAGAACCTGCCTGCGAGAGATAGGGCGAGACCTCAAGGAAGGCACGGTGCTCGATGGCTATTATTATCCGGTAAGCAAGGCTTTCGACTTTAATTGGAAGGGAGAGGGAGTAATGCTGTGGATCGGGGACAACGGAAGGCTTGTCAGTCTCGGAGAAGGACAAAAGCATAAATACATGATGCTTGGTCGTCTATTATCCGATTGCAAGTACTTCCTTCGCAATCCATACGAGCGACACCTCTATTTCCAGAGCATCGCCCGGCATTGCAAGGAAATGCGCCAGTACTGGATGGAGTTGAACATCAAGCCGGAGTGGTTATCTTATAATCAGATCGGCAGGCTTGAGCACAAGATGAACAGAATGAAAACGAAGTTAGATAGGCAATTTAAAAAAGACAGACAAAGAATATGGCAAAGTTTATCAAAGTGAAATCTAACGCATATCGTGAGATTCTAGTAAACAAAGAACACATTTTGCTTTTCCGAGAAAGCCAAAATGGGACAGTTATAAAGCTTAATGCACCTTTTAATGGTGACACCGTTACTATTTATACAGAAGAGGATTATGAATCCTTCAAAGAAAGAGTATTAAACAATAATATAATTATTAGATTATGGCAACACTTATTAGAGCGACTGGCGAGCAGATAACCGTTAAGCCTGCCAGCGGTGGTAAATTTACCTTGGAGGAACTTCAAGGATTCGTGAGCGGTTTTATTGAGCGCATTGACCTGGAGAACGGCAAGGCGATGTATATTAACGAAGATGGCAAGGCGTTGCAGATGAAGCGCAATATTGCGGCAACTGTCTGTTTGCAACAAAGAGGGTGCTTGCAGGGTGATTATATCGCTGGCGATGCGGTCATTCTTGATTATTCAGAGGAGGATTGATGT